GACCATTAGTGAACCTTGTCTACGAATGTCATATTCACTCTCCATAGCCAAGTCCATTAATTTAACAGTACCGATTGCACTCTTGTGGAAAACAACTGCTGCTACATTTTGTGCATCAACATTGTATGTGTTGTTAGTTCCAGTGATAGCTGATGATTGGTCAGTAAATGCTGTAACTGCTGTGTTAGCTTTAACTATGCTAATACCAGCTACTTTAATTACTGTTCCATCATGGAAAGTACCATTGTTGTTCGCACCAAAGTCTCTATTTAAAATCTTGTCATTTTGAACAAGAAGATAATAAGTTGCTGGTGGAACCACGCAGTATCTTTCTTCTGAAGGCACATCATGCTCATCAAGAGCTTGGGCACATTCAAATATAGAAGCGATTAACGAAGCCGCATTTGTCTTCGCATCCGCATCTGTAATTTGAGTACCACCGTTTCCGCCTGTGATTGTTGTAGAAGCTTGAGCTGCTAGTACAGACAATTGAAGTAGATGTTGGTCTACTTTGTTTGCTAGTGCTCTACCCATTTCTGATGTGTAAACACTTCTTACATCATAGTGGTTTTTTGCTTCATCTATGTTTGCTAAAAATGCATTCGAAATTAATAAATCATCAATGTTTATTATTTTCTCTGCATGATTAACTGACGTACCAGTTATCTCATTTCCTGGTGTATGGTATGATGTTGAATTAGTTCCAACAACTGGAAATTGAGCTGACTTACCTGAAGATATAGTTCTGACCGAAGTCATCCCTAACATTTTGTTTTCTCTTTGGAAAGTAGCTAAAACTTCCGAACTCCATACTTTAAGGAAAAGAGCATTCTTATCGGTTCCGCCATTAATTGCACCAATTCTTGATGCTGTTGCGTTTGCCATAATTATTCTCCTTTTAAATTATGATTGGTTTGTTTTAGTTTCCTCCACATACTTCAAAAAGGTTATCTCTTTTAATTTACTCGCAAGTAAATCTATGAGGCAATTCATATCTTTGTGTAGGCTCACTCCTCTTAAAGAAGAGTGTGTGAGTTATTTTTTTCCTCTTATCTTACTAACTGTAGATAGTCCGAAACTTCCTGAGTAGACAATTAAAACTGCCCACCAAAATTCTTGTGGTGCTGACTTTAGGATTTCAAATCCTTTCTCCATCCATGGCTGTGTGTATGGAATAAATAAAGCAATAAATATTAATGTAATTTTTATAGTTAATACTTCATCTTTAATACTGTTATTAGAACTTTTGATTTGTTCTATAGAAACATTTTGTTCTGCTTCAATTTCTTTTGCCCTAATGATTTTCTTTTTTTCCATTGAATGATTGATAGCGCTAATGCTCCTATCTACGACTAATTTAGTCAGTGGATTTTTCATTAAAGGCAATAGAAAATTCAACATGATTATTTTTTCTTTTTAGGAAAACCTTTTTTCATGTTTGAATATGCTTTTGCACTTACTGTACTTTTAGATTTTGGTCTTGAAGTGCCAGCTCGTTTCCTCGCATTAATATTTTTATAAAGCGACATGTTTCTCCTTCCCACCTAAATAGGTGTTATTATAATGTGTTTGATTGTTTAACTTTGTTTTCTACATCTTGTCTAAATGCACTGTCTGTAGAATACCTTGGGTCGTTAATGTCAGTAAGCATTTCACCAACAGACCTATAACCAACATTTGCTTCAGCTTTATTACCTGTAAATAAATTAGGCTCTGCATTGTTTTGATTATATTTTGCTTGAACACCAGCAATAGCTAATTGAGCTTGTTCTATAGTCCCATTATCTAATGTGTTGTTAAATGCTTTTATTTCTTGGGTTTCTAAATTCTTTGAAGCCCAGTTTACCATTTCATTGTACTGTTCTTGACCACCAACAGTAGCCATTATTTTATTTGCTTTTTGGTCTATTAAAGCTTGTTGGCCAGAAATATAAGTATCAACTACTTCTTTACTCAATCCTATCTTTGATAGTTCTGTGTAACTGTTTTCTGATAATTCACCTTTGTCAGCAAACTCTGCATAAAATTTATCCAATTGGCCAGATTGTGTTTCTTCTGGTTTGTCTTCTTTTATGTTTAAGTCTTCTGCTTTAGCTGGTTTCTCTGGATTACTTGAGAATTTCTTTTCAAGTTCACCATAAGCTTTAGCTAGTTCTTCAGCGTTTCCAAATTTTTCTGGAAGCCATTCTGGTCTCTCACTAGAAGTCTCTGTAGTTTGAGCTTCTTGAGTGCTTTGTGAGTTTGTTTCTTGTTGTTCTGCTTGTTGTTCTAATGAAGGATTATTTTCTTCAGTAGACATTTCTACTTTATCAACCATTTATTTCTCCTTATTGATTGTTTGCTATGTCTGGGTTCTGTGCGACTAATGTTTCTCCTAATGATTTAGGAGGTATGTTACCTGCAATTTTCTCACCTGCGTTTAACAATGCTGATTGTTGTTGCTCATCCATCATAGCTTGTTGTTGAGCTTGTGCTTCAGCTTGTAAATCTTCTTCAGTTCTAATTAATCCTTTGGTTTCTATACCATCGGCTGTTGCTAATCTTTTTATAGCTTCAGTTACATTTACATATTTACCAATAGCTTCAGCACCTAATGTGCCAGCTAATGTTTGTAAAAATGCAATTAATTTATTTCTGTCTGTGGTTCTACCTAAAGCTTCTATTCCAGTAATAACTTTTGGAAATACAATTCCTTTAGGTAGTTGAGGTAATTTTTTAGTTTTGTTTAATATTGATAATTTTCTTTTAACAAAAGGTAATTGAAATTCTTGTGATAAAATTCCATAAATACCACCAAGACTATCTTGCAATTCTTGAGCTGTCATTCTTACTTCTTCTGCTGTAGTTCTTTCACTATCTCTAACAACTGAAGCATTTAATAAAAATGCGTATGATAATCTTTGTTCAATTTTAGCCATTGTCTCTTGAGCAACTCTAAAATCTGGAAACTTACCTACTTGTAATACTGATACATCTGTAGCATTACCTTCAATAATTCCACCATTTTCACTTTCAGCTAATGCTTTAGCTCTAGTAGTTCCATTAGGAGCCACCATAAATAATGTTTTTGCAGATGCAGATGAACCTTCTACAATAGCTTTTGTAAGACCTTCTAATGATATTAGGTCTCCTAAATATTCTTCAACATAACTTCTTCCATAACTTTCACTATCAACTCTAATCATTCTTAATGGAATATATGGAGAGTTATCTAATTTATATTCACCATGACTTTCTGGAATATCAATTCCTTTTACTTCTTGATGAACTACAAACTTATTTTCTTTTCTTTTGACACATGTGTATAAATCACAAGTACCATCTGTCTTATAATCTTTGTGTTGGGATTGTAGTAATTCATTAATATGTTCTGGTAATGCTGAATAATGAATACTTTCTTTAGTAATTATTTCTAACACATTACCCATCGGGTCTCTTTGAATTACATAATGAGATAATGGGAATACTCTTAAACCTTCTTTACTTACAAATAATAAAACATTTCCACCTACAATAAGATGTTTTAATGCTTCAAATACAGCAACTCTATCATTAGACATTTCAACATCATCCATGACAGCTTTCTCAATTTGAACTAATCCACTATCTATTTGTGTTCTTAAATTCTCATCTTCTTCAATTTCTTTAACTGCAAATGTATCTATGCCTAGTCTAAAGAATGGAGCATTGGGTGGTAATAATGATAATAATAATTTAGATGATAGATTATTGACACCTCTAGCTCCGATACCTTGATAGGTAGTCTGAAATTCTTCTGAATATGTTGAGCCACTTTCTGGTATAAGTGTAGGTATAGTTAATTCACTGCAATCTCTTGCTCTTTCAAGATAGATTTCTCGCTCTTGTGATTTAGAATTGTATCTACTTTCTAAAGTGTCAGCTTGGTTCATTGAACCACTTGGATATTTTTCCATTGATTTATAGTCCACCAATAATTGGTATTCTTAAATTCGATGACCCTGTTCTCTTCCTGTCAGCAGATGTAGCAGTATTTCTACTTCTGCCACTACCATCTGAATAACCTGCTGGTCTAGCACTACCTTGAGTATTTTGCGTTACTGGTGGTGGAGCTACTGGAGCTGGCTCTGGCATAGGTGGAGGACTAGGTGCTTTAAATGAACACATATTATTTTTTCTCCATAATGTTTTCTGATTGCTCTTTTTGTTTTTGATGTAAGAAACGAACAACGCTTCTTTGACCAATTCTGTAATACATTTCCTTTGGTTCCATATTTATTTCTGGAGTTCTTTCTGGAAATAATTCGTCTAATGCTTCTAATAGTTCATTAGTTATAACTGGTAGTTTTTGTTGTTTTGGTTGCATATATCTAAAGTGTCCTCTTATCGACTATGAATAGTCTCTATCTAAAATCATATTTAAGTAATGAATGGCTTTTTTAATGTCTTCTTCTTTACCTTTAT